TTTACGCGCTGGTCACTTTGACGATGCGGCATTCCCGGTCGGTGGCCGACTGGAACATGACGTCAAAGGCAACCGTGCCATACCAGACAACGGCTTTTCTGCGCCCGAAATCAGACTGGAAATTCAGGTCCGCGCGTAAATGCGGATATTCGATTTCCAGACGGCCGACGGCATCCTCGCCAAACACGACGCCTTCGCCCAGCACAGAGCCGGTGCCGACACCGTCAGACAGGGCGTTTTCGTGGTTGATTTCGATAAGGCGGATATTCTCGACCATGCCGACTTCGTTGTTGTAGACGATATCGCCTTTCTGGAGATACATGTTGAACGCCAGAAGGACGCGGTCATTCTTCAAGCCGCGCAGTGCTTTGGTGGCGAAAAGTCCGATGTAATGGTCTTTCGAACCGTAAAAAGGTGTGTGTAGGGTGTTGGCCAGGTAATCCCGGATACATCCCAGGTGGTCGCGGGTGACGTTGTAGGTGGCCGTGGTGGAAGGTGTCCCGTCCGTGTCCCAGGTGCCGCCGGTCAGCGACGTGGGAATAAAGGTCACTTTGGCGTTGGTTCCGGTAAATGCGGCGGCCGCTGCGGTATCCATGCACAGCGCCATCTGATCTTTCAAACGCTTCTGCGCTCCTTCGTTCGGGCTTAAAACGGATAGGTCTTCCGCCAGGGATGTGAATTCAACGCCCCGGCCCCATTCCTTGATGGTGATGGCATAGGTGCCCATCTCCAGCTTGTCGATGGGGATGCGGGTCTGTTCTTCGAGCTCGGCGGATGTCGGTTCGCTAATGGTTTTGTAGTAGGGAAGCGTTACGGTCTGACCCTGACGCTTGCCGTATCCCGTTATTTTTTTGGTGAATGGAACTACTTTAAAGTCCAGGGCGGCCAGTTCCAGTAGCTTGCCGGAAAGTGCATGACTTTTATAAACTCCGCTTGCTGCATCGAATGCCCATGAAAATGTTTCTCCCATGATCGTATTGCTCCTTTATGGTTGGTTAAAGACGCCGGAAATTCATGGCCTTGTCCAACGCATCATTGAGGCTGACCGGGCTGTCATTTTTGCCCGCTTGCGCCCCCGGCGGCGAACCACTGGAGGATCGGCCCATCGGCATTTCGGCACGGGCGGCGTTTTCGGCCTGTTTCCCGGCTGCTTGGCTTTGGCCTAATATTTTGGCGTGATAGTTCTTGGTCTGCGTGACAGCCCAGCCGATCTGCTGATCAAGCGTTAAAGGCTGTCCTTTCTCATCTTGTACCGGCGTGGATTGGGCAATCATCCAGAAATACGGATCATCCGCATTCAAGCCGTGTTCGGCGCTGATGATTTTGTCCCGGACATAGGCTCTGGCGTCCGTTGCGTTTTCTTCCGGATTGGTTTCCGGGTTTGGTTGGGTTTCGGCAGAGGCTGGTTGCGGGGCGGCCGGTGCTTCCTGTGTTGGAATCGTTACGCCCATCTTCCGGGCGGCGTGGGCAATGGCCAGGTCTGTTCTGGCCTGGGCATGAGCCACTTTCTTGCGGTATTCCGCATCGTCCGGATCGAGTGCGTCGATTTCATCCAGAAGTTTTATCCGCATATCAAGGGCTTGCGCCTCAAACTCCGCGCTGACCGCTTCTTCCTTTTCCTTGCGCTTCTGTTCAACTTCCTGACTGGTCAGGCGTGTGTTTAACGCCTTCACTTCCTCGGATAGTTGTGTGATTTTGCGTTCGGCATTGCGATACCCTTCTTCGGCTTCCGCGTGCCCTTTAAAACGGAATGGTTTGGTTTCGTCACCCGGGGCGGCTGGTTCCGCGTTTCCGGCCTTGTCGTCGCTTGCAGGGCTTGCAACCTGATCGGAGTCCGCAGGTTCGTCGGCAGGAATATCGAATTGCTGCAAACCTTCCTTGATGATGGAATCCAGATCCTTGCTTTGCGTGGTCTGCTCTTGTTTCTCCATTTATTTTTCTCCTTGTCCGGCGTAGTCCTTGCGGGGCCGGTTTTATTTTCAACGCCGGAGAGGCGATGAATGCTTTTTGCGCAAAAAAAAGAGGCAACATATCGACGTCGGCTGCCGACATGCGCCTCTTTTAATTGCTGTCCATCTGATCAGGATGGCGTGCTGTTATATGTCTTCTATCGTCTCACGTTATGAGCCGTGAGTAATCTTCATTTCCGTTAATCTGGCGACGGCTTTCCGGGCCAGGTCTTCTTTGACGCCAATATCGGACAGGATGCCCATATAGGCTTTCGCTTCCGGGTCGCAGGTGATGAGTTGCCGGACACGGTCTTCCAGTTTCAAGACGATAATCGTGATGAATTGCATCCCCGGCTGGCTGTCCGCGATTCCGCGATATTCCGCGTTTTTCCGTAATCGTTCGATTTCTTTTGCCGTCCGTTCTTGTTCGCGCTGTTCCTGCACTTTTTCCAGCGGCTGAAGGGTGGCAATATCGATTTTGGCCCCTTGTTCCATTATTCTTTCTTCTCCTGTGGTTACGCCGGTGCGGACTGTGGCGTCATTTTGTTGCTTAAATCAGCGATTCCATGTGCGGCCTGTAAATCCTGTGCGTCACGAATGGCCTGCTCTTGTTCCTGAGTTTTCATTTGATTCTGAGCCTCAATGGCTTTGGCTTCGTCTTCCGCGGCAATGATTTTTTCATCTTTCATGTTGGTGCGTATCTCAATCGCCTTGAGCGCACGATAGGGATTGATGTAGGGCGCAAAGGCCGGGTTGTTTGCCAGTGGAATGATGATGTTTTTAATGTTCGCCAGGGTTTCGTTGTCTTTCATCAATGTCTGGATGCCGGATACGTGGAAGGAGCCGTCTATTTCCGGGACGCCAGCAATGCCATTGGGCATGTTGGCGTTAGGCATAATGCCTAGTTGCTGCAATTCTTCCGGTTGGAAGATTTCGGCGTAATCCTGCCAGGTGGCGTAACGCCGGATGAATTCACTGGCTGCCTGGATCATGTAAATAGCGCCGGTTTCGATATTCTCGCCCATCAGGCTATAAACGCCCAGCGCCTGGTCAAGGTTCTGCGACGCCTCGCGGAAGGTCATGTCTTTGCGGTAGCCGGGCAAACCCTGTACGGCGTCCGGCACGAATGAGCCGCGTTGATAGTTCTGGTCATGGTACTGCATGTTGGCCAGGATGTCGTTGGTGTTGCTGCGTCGCTGAACGGTGCGCACCGCCTGCTGCCCCGCGATGGTGTCCCGTGTCAGGTATTCCTTTCCGGGATAGGTCTCGACGTCGGCGGGATCGACCAGGGCGTCCACGTTGATTTCGGTCATGGGATTAACCACCCATTGCATATAGTCCTGATGCAGACACATCATGTTGTTCATGGCTTCCCAGGTGGACATGATGCCTTCCAGCAATCCGCGGCCGTTGAATTTCAGCAAGTCGGGCATGGGTGAAAAGGCAATGCCCGGCCAACGCATATACCGGTAGGAAACGTTTTGCGGTTTCTGGATAATGCGTCCGGCGGCGGTGGTCAGTCTGGCCAGCGGCAATAACATTTCACCCTTGGGAGAAAGGATGGTGCCGTAAAATTCCGAAGTCAGGTACATCGGACGATAACTGGAGCGCTCCCAAACCATGTTTTTTCTTTTGGCGATGGATTCCTGCGTCAGCCAGGGATTGTCGGGCATTGCCTGTTCCGACTGGCGGATACGGTCAACATTTTCGTATTTCCCGGCTTGTTCGCCTGCTTTCAGAACGTGCCAGTCCAGCCATTCCTGATGCACCCAGTACAAACCGCTTTGCGGGTCACGCGGGGCGGCATCCGGGTCGCGGTGGATCTTCCATGGTTCAATGAGTGCAATGGACAAACCGCGTCCGGGAATCCACTGGGGAATCATTTCCATGCTGATACCCACGGCCAGGGCCATGGTGGTGGCGTCGGTAAACCGGATGACAAACTGGGCATGTTGTTCGTTGAGCTGATATTCCACCATTTTCTGCCAGAATTCGCCCGCGGGTTTGTTCTTGAAATTGGAAACGGAAAGGAATTTTGGTGTAAAGGCCCTTTTAACGGCGGATGCGCCGTATTGCACGGTGCCGAATGGCTTGGGGACGATGATACGCGATTGCCAGGCTTCTTTCCTTCCGTAATTGACTGGCTCATTTTCCAGGTAGGTGCGGTAACAATGCATCTGGATTTCGCGGATGTCCTTGTTGGCCTTTACGGATTGGTCGATGCAGTCCTGGACGTAGGATTCAAAGTGCTGTGGATTTTCTCCGGCATATGACTGGGATGCTTCTTCTCGTTCCCGCATTTCCTGTTGGTCAATGCCGTTTACCCGAATATCCGTGATGCGGCGCTGGATTTCGTTGCGTCGTCTCAGGAGTTCCAAGGCCGGATCATCTTCCGGGTTATAGTAGTATAGTCCTGCCATTATAGTCCTGCTCCGGGGGCATTCGGGAAGATTCTGTCAAAGTTCTTGCGTCCCTGCCTGCTGTATCCGCCGCCCGGCTTCCAGTCGCTTTGTTTACACGGGCAGTTGGGTGAACATTTGTGTTTGTCGGGTGCGCCATTCCATCCGTTTGCGGGTGAGGTTTCCGCGCCGCATCCGGTGCATTTGTAGATTTCTTTGGCGATGCCGTCTTCTCCGGAATAAGGCCCGCCTTGCCGCATTTCCCAAAATTGTGCTTTGACTTTGGATGACTTCCCGTTTTTTACTTTCACCATTTCACTTTTTTCCTATCGCGCCAGGCGAACATGCTGGTTGATCTGCGCCGGGATGACCGGCAGGGTTCCGGTTCCATAAGACGCCGCCCGTTTCATTCTGGCCAGGCGGTCGGCTTGTGTGGTTTGCTTCTTGAAGTCCGAACGCGAGTTGTACGGCAGAACAATCGCGGTGCCGTAGGCAATCGCCATGCAGACATGGTCGAATTCGTTTTTTACCGGCATTTCTCCGATACGATTCTGGTTGTTGTCTGTCTTGTAGTGCCAGCCGCCTTTCAGTCCTTTATGGGCGGATACGGCGGAGGCGGATATGAGGATGAGAGGTTTCCCGTCCGCAACGGTCCTTCTCAAAGCGTTGTTTAGCGGGTCTATCCTGGGGATCCAGCGTACCGGCCCCGGCTCAAAATGTGTTTTAAGCATGTCTTGAATTCTTTTGGCCGCGGTGATGGTCCGGGTGCTTTGGTCGGGGGTCTGCATGGACGGGTCGCCAATATCGCGCCAGAAGACCGGCTTGTCACGATATTTGGGGGTGAGCAGCAATGGGCTCAGCTTGTCTTCGATTAATTCCTTGACGCCATATCCCGGCATTTCCAGTGCGTCGTGAATGACCAGTTGACCGATGGGGTTCCACTGGGCGATGACGCAGGCCGGATGCTGGTATCCGTCCCAAAAACGGAATGCGTCCAGTTTCTGATAAAAGGGTTGGATTTTCTGGCTGTAATGGAAATCAGGGCCGTAACCGGGCGTAACGGATTTCCCCAGGTTGACGCTGGCGACTTTCCCCTCAACGTACCGCGCATATTTTCCGGCGTCGTTTTTAAAGGCGGCCATGTTGGCGGCCCGTTGCAGGGATGTCAGGTAGGTGTTTTCTCCGCGCCGGATGTGAAATGATCGCTTGGTGATGACGGTGCCGTCGTCGGCAACCAGGTATTCTTCCGGCTCGTCCAGTAATTCGGTTGTCCAATGGGTTTCGTCTCCTGGATTTTGCGTGATTTGCAGGTTTAAGATCGCGCCTGGTTGTCGGCCTGCGCGGGAAATCGCCAGGTCAAAGACTTCACGGGGAAGTCCGGCGTTTGCTTTTTCGTGAATGGGTGCTGGTTCTTCCAGCCAGATCGAACCATATTGCGGTCCTTGCAGTTTGGAAATGGACGCGGGATCGTCAATACCGAACAGGTCGCATTCTATCGGATATTCCGCCTTGATATACAATTTCTTGTAATCATTCTTGAAAACGGCCCGGTCTTTTAAGATGTCCTGGATAGAAATGGCGGTGGATGTCTTGATATTTTCGTGGGTGTCGCGGATGATGGC